CTCGACGGCGGCGGGGACGGGCATCGATCAGAGGCCCTTGTCCCACGGCGAGACCATGCGGAACGTGCGCGGGCGCGCGGTGCCGCTCAGATCGGCGTCGATGCCTGCGAGGATTTCCCGCAACTCGGACAGCGAGCGATATTCGACCGACTTGTCCGAGTAGCTCACCCGCTCGGCGCCGGATGCAATCGCGGTCAGCAGGTCTTGCTGCTGCTGTTGCGTGAATGTCAGCGCGCCCGGTTTCTTTGCCATGGCTTCACACTCCCAAATAGCCCGACCGCACGATCCGGCGCGGCGCACGCGGGAAATTCCGGTGCGTCGGCGGCACGTCATTGGGCGGCGGTGGGTTCTCGTTCGTCCTGGCGGGGACCTCTCGCTCTCGCGGCAAGCCGACCCGCTGCATGTTCATGAGGTAGCTGGTCGCGGCCAGCATCGCCTCGCAGTCGAGGAAATGGTTGTTCTTCGACCGCCTGATCCACTCCGGTCGCCCGGTCGGGGACTTGACCCGCGCCTCGGAGACAATCTGGTGGCAGTAATCGTCATCGATGCCGACCGGCACATTCCACGCGCCGGGCGTTTCGGGCGGCCAGCGCAACCGCTCATGCACCCAGCACTTCCAGTGATCGGTATCGAGCCGCACCAGATCGAGACCGAACTTCGCTGCCCTGCCGGATCGATTGACCTCGATCTTGGAGAGTAGCAGCGGCACCCGCATCGGCGCGCTCGATCCCTTGGTCGGGCGGACGCGCTTCGGGAAGCGGCGGCAGAATTCGTAAACGCGATTGAGCGGCAGAGTGTCCGCCTTGCCCGGGCGAAAGCCGCTATCGACGAATGTCAGATGGATCGGGACGCCATCGATCGGCGTCGAGATCAACTCGGCGAGCTGATCCCACACCTCGGTCTCGGCGGTATCGCCGCGCAGATATCCCCAATCGATCAGCCATGACGTGGCGCGCGGGCCCCAGCCGCGAATGACGTAGGGGATGGATTGCTTTTGCACGTCGGCCGCGATCGAGAGCCGGAGGACGCCCTCGGGGACCTCACCGCGCCGATAATCGGCGTGGCGCGCCTTCTCCTTGATCTCGGCCCATTCCGGCACCTCGCCGCCGCCGGGCGAATACAACTCACCGAAGCCTGCATTGATCGCCTGTTGCACCATCGCGTCGTCGCCAAGCGCGATAGCTTCGAGATAGACCCGAATGCGATCACCGAACGAGACGAACGGCGAGGCGAGACCCGAGACCCAATAGCTCACCGACATCGTATCCGGCGGATCGCCGGAAACCTGGCCGTTGCGATCAATCGCCTGACCCGGCGCGACGTACTGGCCGCCCTCGTTCATCGCCGCCTTGTGGCTGTCGTCGATGATGCCGCCGCAATGGGGGCATTCCAGATAGGCTTCGCGGGCCGCCGTCATCGGCGAGGCCTTCGCCGGGTAGCGCATCAGGTTGAAGCGCGGGACGAAGTATTCGCCGCAATGCGGGCACGGCCAGCACCAGTGATGCCGGGTGCCTTGCTGCCAGAGTTGCCAGATCGGGCTCTCGATGTCGTCGGCCACGGCAACGTCCCAAAAGAACAGCTTGGATCGCTTGTCCTCAACGGGCTCGACGCGCCCGCGCTTAGGTGTCGATGTGACCACGCAAACGAAATCCGCATAGGTGTCGCCGCGCCGCTCAACGAGACCGAGCGGGCCGCCTTGCTCGTTCACGTTCGAGCGCATCTCGTCATATTCATCGACGAGCGCCAGGACTGCCGGATCGGACTTGAGCGCGGCGGATGATCCCGCATGCGCGAGACGGAACGGGACGCCCGCGACGGTCTTGCGGGTCTTCGTCATCCGCTTGCCGCGCGCGAGCTTCTCAGTCAGCGTCGGCGCCTGATCGAGCAGCGCCATGACGCGCGGCTCGAACTGCTCGGTGAGGAATTGCCGGTTGGGACCGACGTACAGGATCGGGCCCGGGCGCTGATCGAGCCGCTGGCCCGCGACATCGAGCATGGCCTCGGACTTGCCGGTCTGCGCGCCGAAGACCATGACGACGCGCCGATACTCGCCGCTCGCGATCACGCGCTCGGGCTCGATGACGTAAGGCGTCAGATGCGGATCACGCGGCCCGGGTATCGCTGCCGTCTGCGGATAGATGCGGTTCGTCGCCGCCCATACGTCGGGCGGCGTCGGCCGCGACGGCCTCGCCAGCAACGCGAGCCGATGCCACAGCACGTCCCCTTTCGGAGGCAATATCTGCGACCCGTTCGAGGATGTCATTCAACGCCGTTTCAATTGTCTTGCGGAATTGCAGATCGCGCGTCACGCGCGCCGGAAGCCCGGCGGTCTCTGCTCGGAAAAGCCCGGTGATCTGCTCGACGATCGCCATCGCTTCTTCGATCTCGATCAGGCGGCCTTCGCGCACCGCGTTGCGCAACTCGATCTCGCGCGCCCTGGCGTCGCGGACCCGACTGTCAGCGGCGGATTTCTGCGCGCGTCGATCCGCGTCGTTGCGATAGCGGATGTAGCCTTGCACGACATCGACCAAATAGAACTGGTCCTTGCCCTGCTTCTCGATCCAGCCCTCTTTCGAGAGTTGCCGCACGCGCTCTGCCGAGACCATGAGCAGGCGCCCGGCAAGATTGCTCGTCAGTAGTTGGCCGCGCCCGCCGCTGTCGGCGCCCGCTGGTGCGGCATTGCCGCCCGGGGCGACGGAAGGCCCGCCGGGATCGGGGCGGCCCCGCGCGGCCCCTACGGGCGATTGCGGAGCCACCGTAACCCTTTGATCTTCCGCCATTTTTAGCCTCGAAAATCGACCCGGAGGATCTTCCAACCACCGACCAGTGGCCTAAATCTGGGCCACTCCGCCGGGGAATTGGCCCAATACCGAGCCGCCCCGCTTCACCGCCGGGCGCTGGCCGATCCAGCCACCCGGCCTCGGGGGTCGAGGCCCTCGCAATTCCGCGAGGGCCAAATGGAGACCCTCCGATGCAACGCTTTTTCGTCAGCATCAAAACCGAGAATGACGCCTTCGCGGGCGATCAATTCGAGACCGAGATCGCGCGCATCCTGCGCCAGATCGCCGATCGCCTTGAGGCCGGGCAACGCGCCTGCGGATCGGTGCAGGATGTCAACGGCAACCGCGTCTGCGAATACGGCACGGAGTAACGGCCATGATGGCACGCACTCCCGCAGACATCGGCGCCGCCGCCGCGCAGATCGAAGACGCCACGCGCCTTTTCAGCACCGCTCAATCGCTGACCGAATGGCGCGAGCGCTTCGGCTATTCGCAGCGGCAAGCCGCCGAGGCGATCGGCTGCTCGCGCGGCGCATGGGCCGGTTATGAGCACGGCGGCCAACCGATCCCGAAATACATCTCGCTCGCAATCGCGGCGCTATCGCTCGGGGTTGGCCGATGACGCTGACCGAGATCGAGGCCCGCGCGGTCGAGGCGATCCGCAAAGCGGATTACTTCACCGCTTCGCTTTTCCTCGGGCGCGGTCAGTACCGCGTCGAGAAGCGACCCACGGTGCTCGCCGCGATGCAAGCCGCGCGCGAGATCGAGACCGATCCCGCCGCCTTTACCCGGCGTGCGCTCATTTACGCCATTGCGCCCGACGGTCACGCCACGCTGCTGACAGCTGCGCTGATCGAGAAACTGCTTTCCCTCAAATCGAAAGGATAAACGCGAACAAACGATGCCGCCACCGGATGACGGGCGCGGTCCTGCATCGTTTGCCGAGCATTCATCGACTAGCGTGATCCGCCATCGCTCTCCGCCCGGCGCCGAAAGGCTTCCGGGCGTGAGGGGTCGGAGGCGCTCGCATGGTGCGGCGCCCGATCAAAGGGAACTATCGATGACCCGACTAACACTCGCCGCCGCTCTGCTGATCGGCACCGCCACATCGGCCTATTGCTTGGATCGCCTAACGCCTGCCGAGATCGCCGCGCTGCCGCAGGATCAAGTCGCAATCGCCAAGCGCGGTTGCGCCGCGCAATGGCCGAATGATTTCGACATGCGCCTGTACTGCGAGGACAAGCAGTTTTCCGCGATGAAGAAACTGATCGATCGCGGGAGCGTCAGCGCGAAGGGAGACAAGCTGTGAAAATCTTCACCGCTGAAATCCTCACCCAGCTTGCCGCCAATGGCGCGGCCACGCGCGCCGCCCAGAACGCTGGGAAGCCCGAGCCGGACCACATCCCGGTCGTCAAGGTCTTCAATCCCTACGGCGGGGCGACCTGGCTGCTGACCGAAAGCGATCCCGACGAACCAGATCGCCTGTATGGCCTGTGCGACCTCGGCATGGGCGAGCCCGAGCTTGGCTATGTCGCGCGATCGGAGATCGAGAGCGTGCGGGTCAACATCGGCGGCCATGGTCTGCCGCTCGAACGCGATATGTATTTCAAGACCGACAAGCCGCTCTCGGCATTCTATGAGGTCGCCCGCCGCGTCCGGAGGATCGAGGCATGAAGATCAAGAGCCCGCTTAAGGGCGCGATCTGACGAAGCGGCCCCGGGGCGATCCCCGGGGCCTTTTTGTCGATCCGCCTATGATGGAGCGTGGCGGTCGCCGCTGCCGCGCCGCTGTGCCGAGGGGGCCTCGGCCATCGCCTGCTTGCCACGCGCAATTCCGCGATACATCCCGGCGCCGCGCCGCTCGATCTCGGAATATTCGATCTCCTTCGGCACGAGTCGCGCTCGCGCCGCCGGGTCGAGAAAATAGATGTACCGCATCTGGTAGCCGTCGAGCGGCGTGCCCTGACCCGACCATGATCCGCCAGTCCTGGCGAAATGATCCGCGCGGTTCTTGCCGGTCACTTGCGTCATCTTGTGCGTGACCGAGCCGTCGGGCAGTCGCAGAAGGCTTTTGTTCACCTTGATCCCGGTCAGGACGAAGCCCGCCGCGCGATAGATCGTGCCGTCGCCGCACTGGCATCCATCGGCGAACGAGATCACCCAGCCGACGTGCGGATAGTGCTTCTTGATCATCCGCATGGCGATTGCCAGCGCGCGGCTCTCGCTATTGCGCGGCAGCGCCTCGGAGAAGGCGAGTCGGTTCAATTCGAGAAAGCCGTTCCACGACGTCTCGTGCACCAGCCCTTGAATGTTGCTCTTGTCCATCGACGGGCCGAACGTCATCGCGCCTTCAAGGCGCCCGCCGAGAAAGACGCCAAGTGCCAGGAAAGCATTGTTGACCGTCTTGTGGCTGTAATGCAGCCGCATGATCAGCGCGTCCGCGTCCCGCTTTGCGATCGGCGCGACATGGATGTCCTTAGCTTGTCCCATGGCTTCCACCGTTCGCAGAGTCGGCAATGGCCTGAATTTACTTCCGCCTCTGGCGAGAATGGCCCAATTGCCTCTGACTTCCGTCCCGTTTGCGACGCAGCATCTTGAAGCGGGTGCGACGATGTGTATCAAGCTCGTAGCTCCCGCTCAGGCTAATCTCGTCAACCTGCAATTGTTTAGAAATTTGAACTGCTGGGTGCCTTCAACGCCCAGCGTCCCGCGTGCTGAGAGGAGGCTCTTATGTTCCTCAAGCGGTCGCTTTTTCCTCTATCCATCGCCATCGGGGCTTCATTGTGCAGCATGCCAGGGGCGGGTGCGGCAGATCGGCTCGAAGGTGCGATGACTTTTTGGGAGGCGCGCCTGCCATTCTGCGAAGGTTTCCTGTCAAAGGAATTTGACGAACCAAAAACACGTGAAGATGGCACGACTTATTTCCTACCTTGCAACGATGGCGACACAATTCTTTTCAGCGGACTGACCTGCAGTGTGGGAGACAAGCGAGGGTGCGATACCGTCAAGAGATCGCAGGGACCTGATGGTCGATGGTGGCGCTCTCCGCGGAAGCTACGCGAGGGTGCTGCTGATGGAGGGTCGGAGACAACCTTTAGCAACGACCATGCGGCCGGTGTATGGGCTTACATCGCCGAGGAGCGCGATACCGAAGCTTTTCGCAAATGGACGCGCTGGATCAAGAGGAACGATAAGCTTCTCGGTTTTATTCCGAAGTATTGCGAAGACAGCCGTTGCGGATTCAAATTTATGGATTGTCCTATGCTTGATCGGCTCGCTGTTGTCCTCAATGTTGCGAACCCTGTCTGTGATGAAGCTCCCCTCCCTCCGCTCCCCATTATTCTGCCTTCACCGACGAAGACCATTCACGAAATCCGCAACGCTCTCAATGACGTCGAGAATGCGATTAGGAACCTGCCCGTTGCAGGTGAGATCATCAAGTACGAACCAAGCAAGATATTGGTAGAGAAACAGCTTGCAGAAATGGAAAAGCTCAGCACAAGGCTCGAGGACCTTCGTTCGCGGATTATGGTGCTGGTGCGGGTCTCTGCCGACACGACTGGAATCATTGGACGACTAAATGCGATCGTGAACGATCCAGGCTTCTCGCGTCACAATATTGCAGTGAACGCTTATCTCTTGCAGAAGTACACGGCAACCGCGAGTCCGTTGACGCTGGATGCGGTAAGGAAAGTTGCGGCGATCGAGCCAAAAAACGCATTTATTAACTTCGTGGCGTACGGACCAAGCCCCGAAATGGTCGGCTTGATTCTCGACAAGTGTCGCACTGAGGACCCCAAGGAAGTAAGGCCGCGCTTCCAGTGGATTTGGGAACGCGCTGACAATGACAAGAGCGATCCACCTCGCGACACGATGTACTGGGACTGTCTTTTTACTGCCAAGCTTTACAAGGGCGGACCCGTGCAAAAAGTCTCCCTACCGGAGCTACCAGGCATGATGAAACTCTACGAGGCTGAGCAAGCTGCATTCGACGGGGCAAAAGCACGCGCTGAGGAAGGTATCGCGGCGATTAAGGCAATGATCAAGAAGCCAACGGTGGGGAATGTGATAGATGCCGCAACGACGCTGAATGAAATCCCCGCGGCAGCAGCGGCAGGCGCCGCCGCGGCAGGGGCTGCCACTGTAGTGGGCGGTGTAGTTGGGGGTGTTGCAGGAAAAAAGGCGGGCCAGCAAGCTGGCCAGACAGCAGCGACAATCACCAAGACCATTGTAAATCCTGCTCCGACGGTTCGGAGGACTATAAAGAGGGCCTGTCCGCGATGCTGATGTGGTGCGCAGTCACCTTTATGTCCTTAACCATCGGTGACATGACGCGCCAGGTACTCTTCACAGATGCGAGCGAGCGCATTGCCCTGCGGCGATCGGTTCGGGTTGGCATCGCCCGGCTTGCGCGGCAGGATCGCGAGCTTGATCGCCCGATCGACTGTCTCCCATTGATCGCCGAACAGTATGAACGTCATGTCGCGATATGGGGACCGGTCGCCATCCGGCAATTCGGGCATCTGCTCCAACTCGCCGACCCCTACGGACAGCCGCGATAGCTCGTCCGCGGTTATGCCGGTCAGCGCGATCTCGAAACCACCTTCTACGAGGTCGGCCAATTCGAGCCGCAGCATCTCGTCATCCCAATCGCTGGCGTCGGTCAGCCGATTATCCGCGATGACATAGGCGCGCTTTTGCTGATCGGTCCATCCGCGCGCGACGATGACCGGCACCTCGGCGATGGCGAGGAGTTTGCCCGCCGCCAGTCGGCCGTGACCGGCCAGAACCATCCCGTCATCCGCCGCGAGGATCGGCATAGTCCAGCCCCACTGGCGGATCGATGCCGCGATCTGCTCGATTTGCTCGGGCGAATGGCGCCGGGAATTCCGCTCATAGGGACGCAGGCGCCCGATCGGCCAGACCTCTACGGCGGCTTTGTCGATCAAAGCGTCCATTCCCAGAGCCGATTATTGCCGATTTGTTGGCCGTTTCCCGAGCTTCCGGGGCTCAATCAAAGCCCGAAACGAAAGGGGCCTGATATGCGCAAGGTTCGCGGTCCCGCGATCCCGCGCCGCTGCGGCTTTCCCAAAGTACCTTAGCAATCGATGGCCCTTCGGGGGTCTCGCGCCTCGGTCAGTCGATCCACGTCGCGCGCCAGCCTTTGCTGTCAGCGTATTCGAGCACCCGCTGCCGATCCCATCCGATCATATAGCGGAGGATGGGTGCTGCTCTCGCAACTCGCCGGGTCTGGTCGAAGACCACGGCAGCGTAGAAGTGGGGTGCGTCGATAATGATCATGCCTTCCGAGCGCGAGCCTGATCCAACTCGAATAGCTCGACCTTGAGCGCGGCGTCTCGGAAGCCGAGCGAGACCAGCGCATTGTGGGCGTCCTGCCGAGAGATGGCGCCTGAGAGGTAGCGCTCGAAGATGCTGCGATAGTATGCGCGCCATTGCGCGAGATAGGCGGGATCGAGCCGATTGACCGACCTGTCTCGCGCGACTCGCTGGATCAGCGCCGGATCAGTCCTTAAAGGGCGGAACGCCGGGAGGCTGGGGATGATCTTCCGCCTTGTCCGCCTGCGGCTGCTCCTGTTCGGCCTTATCCGCCGGCGCCTCATGCGGCTTGCGCTCCTCGGGCTCGTTCTTTCTGCCGGTCATCTTGGCTCTCCGTTTTCGGGGTGGCGCATCAGCGGCGCCGGGTTGACATGGCACGCATGACTGCGAGCGCGAGGTTGAGCGACATCTCCTGCCGCATGACCTCGGCAAAGTCCTTGTAGAACGGCACGTCTTGCCGGATCGGGACCGACGGTCGCAGCGAATACATCAGCTTGATGCGGCCCTTTGCCTTGCGTGTCGATCGGCCCTGGCGTTGGAAGATGAAGCGCCCGCGCTTGAAGCTGTTCCGCAAATTCTTCGGCTGTTGCTGGGTCCGCACGGCGCCGCCGCTCGTCCGTTGCACGTTGACCGACGACGGGATCGAGAGGTTGCCGCCCTTCGCCCGGCGCGTGCCGCCCTTGGCATGCAGGGCGAGGTTCGCGCGGCCGAGCTTGTCGTAAATCTCAACCGTCAGATCGCCCTTCGTCGCGCGCGACCCCTTGGTCGTCAGCGCGGCCTTCATGAACGATCGATTGCGGACCGTGACCGACGACGGCCATGTCGTCTCGATCAGATACGACCGGGTATTCTCGGCGGCCATGTTGAAGGTGGTCGCCATGATGTAGGGCATCTGATCGGCGGTCGCGCCGAGAGCCAAGGCCCGCTGCTCGATCTGCGAGAAATCGAAATCGACCCCGAGCGTCGGCATGGTTACCACAAAAAAACCGACCCCGCCGCCGGGATCGGTCGAACAGTCTTGCGTTAGTGGGAAACACCACGGCGGCCCGATCCATCAGCGCGTGGCTTTGGCCTCGGGCGCGTGCGCGAAGAAAGCACCGGTTTTTTCAAGTCGTCAACGTAATTTTCTGCGCCTTGCTTCGGCAGCTCGGGGAAGATGCCGGGCAAGAGATCAGCGTCCAAATTGATTACGTCGAGAGTAATCAGCCGCTTAGTCACGGCCTTTCGCAGCCGCGCGAGCGCCTCGGCGTAGCTCATGACGCGCCCAAATTTTTTTGCTTCGATCCGCCAGGCACGATAGGCAGCGTTGAACCAAGCGAGATCACCGCTCGCGTTTGCGTGGTTGATTGTCTCTTGCACATGGCGAACCGCCGCATGCACCCGCGACATCGCCGCGTCGTGGTTGGTGAGCGTGATCTTCCAGTGCGCGGCGACCGCCTCGACTTGGCGCCGGGCGAACTCGGCGCGGACCGCAAGCCGCCCCTCGGGATCGCGCGGCAGCACCTCGGTCGCCTCGGCCACGATCGCCTCGGCGGTGTCGCGATCCTTGACCCAAAACGCGCAGCCGATCTCCGACCACGGCCAATTGTCCCGGATGCCATCGAAGGTCTGCCCGAGGTCGCGGGAGACGCCGACGATGCACGGCTCACCGCGCGGGATCGTCGCGATATAGATCGCCGCCACGCCGAAGACGATCAGGTACTCCCGGTCGGCACCATGCGGAATTTCAAAGTCCATCATACTTCCACCGCGCCCCACGCTTGCCGCTCAACGTCTCGCTGACCCGCCCGCGGCGAACCCCTCGAACGTCACTCATTGCCCCTCCAATGCGGCATGCAGCGCCGCCGTAGCCTCGGCGCGATAGGCATCGCGCTGCGTTGCAGGCAGCGCCGCCCACGGCTTGCCCCGGCGCCGTCCGTCGTCGCCCACGACCCGGTTCGCAACGGCGTCCCTGATCGCGATGGCGGCGGCCTCGATCATTGCCTCGGTGATCCGCATGCCATCCCTCCTAGAAGACCGGCACGAGCTCGCCGCGCAGACCGTCGGCGATGACATCGCAGCCGTGATCGTGGTTTGCGCGCCATGTATCGGCATAGCCGCCGCGCTTGACCGCGACCCATGCCGCGTCCCGTTCGAGCGAGTGCGCCAGGGCGACACAGTTGACCGCCCGGAGCAGATGCATTTGGCCGAGCAGGTAGCGGGCGGGCCAGCAGATCGCCGCCTCCATGCGGGTGACATCGCTGAAGGACGGCAGCAGGCGCGTGCGGTTCTGCATCCGCATTGTTTTCTCGAGTTCGCCTTGCGCCTGTTGAGCGAGCAAGTCCTCGAACTCGTAACTATAGGCAGGCCACGGCGCGCCATAGCCCGCGACCGCGCGCATCGGGATAAGGCGCAGGGTTCGCATCGCCTCGGCGAGACGCTTGCCGACATGCGGGCCGCTCCAGATCGAGGGCGCGATGTCCTCCATCACGGGGTCTTCGAGCGGGTTGAATTTCAGCGGGTCATCCCGGCGGATCACGACCACGTCACTCAAGGGCCATCTCCTTCTGCTTGTCGGCCAATTCCTCGAATCGTTGCGTCTGCACGTCGAATGCCATGTTGATCGCGCCCTTGAAGCCGGTTTCCTCAAACCGAACCTTGGCGATGTGCACCGTCGACTTGTTGCCCTCAGGCGCACGCTCGATGACGACGCCGTGGTCGCATTTGTTGAACCAGTGCGCGGACCCCTCGATGTCGTAGAGGGTGGCCGTCCTCGCTCTGCCGTGCTCCCACACGTCCTTGGTCGGGTGCGCCAGGACGATCACAGTGACCTCGTACTGCCGCCCGAAGCGCTTCAGCATGCGGATCGCCCGGCCGATGTATTCCGTCGAACTCTCGTCGCGGCGCCGGGCGTGCTCGATCTCGTTCCATGGGTCGATGACCAGCACGCGGATGCCATCGCGCAGCACCGCATCGCGGGCTTTCTCGATGATCCATTCCAGCGTGATGTCTTCCTCGTCGGCGTCGTTCGGATCGTGGTCGATGAACGTGAAGCTGCCCTCGATGAACTCGTCGGCCTCGGCCGACGCAGCCGCGGTGCCCGCGATGATCCGGCGCAGCTTGTCGCGGAGATGCGGCACGGTCGGCATCTCGGCGGAGAAGACGGCCGAGCGCCACTGGTAGGCGCGCGCGATGTTGACCAGCACGTTCAGCACCCAAGTCGATTTGCCATGGCTCGGGATGCCGGTGACAACCATGAACTCGCCCGGGAACAGCTTCAGCCAAGCATTGTTGGCGGACGCAACGGTGCCGCCGTCGAACAGCGGCCAGCCGATCGAGATCGGGTGCAGCGCGGGGAGCGCCGGATAGTCCGAGAGCCGATAGAGCCCGCGAACCGGATACTGCTTGGCATCGCGCAACATGGCGCTGACCGCGTCGCGCCCGTACTGCCACAGCACCTCGTTCAAGTCCTTGCAGTCCGGCGGGAACGTCACGAACAGGCAGCGCACGGCGCCGAGGCGACGGACGATCTCGGCAGCGAGCCGCTGCCCTGGCCCATCGTCATCGACTGCGAGAATGAACCGCTTGATACGCTTCAACCGATCCCGGTTGAGCCACAGGAATTCGAACTTGCCGTTCGCCTCGGTCTGCGGGTCGAGCGGCGGCAAACGTCCGTCCTTCGGGACGGGCGGCGCGCCATCGGGCACCGAGACCGTGAGCGGCCAGCCGCAATCGACCGCGACCATGCCGTCCTCGATGCCCTCGGTGATGACGAGCGCCAGCGTTCCGCTTTCGAGCGCCGGGTCATCAAGCGCGTCAGCGTTCCAGAACGTCCGCTTGCCGCCCTTGCGATGCCAGAAGAACTTCTCGCCATTGCGCTCGGTGCGATATTTCTCGTTCACGGTGACGCCGTGCTCGATGAACGGATAGACGAGGATGTTGCCGCACGGATTGGCGACAACGTGCCGGTTCGGCTTCTCACCGACGAGAGTACCCGTATAAATCTCGAACTTGGCGGCCAGCTCGGGCGATATCCCCCGGGCCTCGAAGAACTCGACGTGTCGCGCCGCGAGCGTCGTCATAGCGATAGCTCCCATGGAATTCGTCGCAGTGGAAACAGCGGAAGAAAAAGCCGTCCGCATCGCAGCGGATGGACAGGCACTTGTGGGTCTTCTTGCGCCGCAGATGTGAGCAGGCGGGGCAGCGGAGTTCGTGGGTGCCGCTGTGCGAGCGCGGATCGAAGCCGATCCGGGCAAACATCCGCAGCACCTCAAAAAGCGACAGGCGCCGCGTCATGGCTGCACCACCCTCGACGGCTCATGCTCGGGCGGGGCCCGGATGATGGCGCCGATGTACTCGCGGGGATCGTGCTTGGTGGACGCCTGCTCGATAGCCGCACGCGCCAACGGGATCTTGCCGCCTTTCGCTTTGAGCAATCGCGAGACGAGGCCGCCCGCAGCACTGCCGAGGACTTCCTTGCCGCGCCGGAAAAGCTCGGTCTCGGGATCGCTGGGGTGCGGCTGGGGTGGCGGTTGCGGCGTCTCGGGGAAATCGAGTTCGCCCGGCCGAGAGGACGGGGGCGCGCCCTGAGGCGCGGCATCTCCCTTCCTTTCCTCTCCTATCCCTTCCTCTCCTATCGTATCAGTCGCGAACGTTCGCCGAATGGTCGTCGAATGCTTCCCGGTTTTCACGGGCGGCGGCGGATAGCGAGGGGGCTGCGGCTTGTCGATCTTTTGATGATGCCAGCCGGTGACCTGCAAAAACTCTTTTCCGTCAACCTCATAACGAAGCAGCAGGCCATTCGCCGACAATTCGGCGACCATTCCCCGAATGGTCTCCGACGTGATGTCGTCGCCCGGGAAGATTTGCAGCTTGAGCGACCGAGGCGAGGCCGGGATGCGACCGGCGTCGTCGGCGAAATTCCAGATGCCGATGAACAGCAGGCGAGCGATCGGCGAACATTCGACGACTTGCTCAGAGGTCCAGAATTCCGGCTTGATCGATCGGATGCGCGCCATCAGACCCTCCTGGAGTTGGCTTGAAAGACAGCGGGTCGCGTACCCCGGCGGTTCCGGCGCGTGTTCATGCAATCCTCCGCCGGAACAGGGGTGAGGTTTGCAGGGCAAGCTTCGGATCGAGGATCGACGCCTGATAGTGCCAGAGCGCGAGCGCGTCGGCGGCATTGTCATCGCATGGCGCCCAGCCGAGGCGATTGCATGCGTCGATGGTCGCCGATTTCGCTTCCTTCCGCTTAATCCGGTTGGTGCCGAGGAAATGCTCGCGAACTTCCGAGACCTTGGCCTCGCGCACGTCATAGCCGGCCGCGTGGCCGTATTCCTCGACCACGGCGCAGAGCCCGATCAGCACGCGGATGATGTGCGCGGTGGTGAAGCCCGCCATGTGCTGGGGCACCATGGGCGCCTCGAATATGATCAGCCGGACGTCGGGCTCGGTGGCAAGGAAGTCGGCGAGCCATTGCCGACATCCGGCATAGATCGCGCCGAGGCCGGCGCCCTCGCGCGCAAAGCGCACCGACCCGGATCGCGGCCTGTCCTGGGCGGGAAAGCCGCAAGCCCAGCCGGTGCGCGATGCGAGATCGAGCGCCAGAATACGGGGCGCGTGCGCCATGCCGCCCTCCCTTCAGTGTGCGGTCGCGCTGACATTTCCGTGCACGGCGGACATCGCCGCCGCCCGCCAGAGCGGCAAATCCTTCACGCCCTCGGCCGTCGCGAGCATCGAGAGGATGTGCTGCTGGTCCTGCTCCAGCTCCTCGTAAATCTCGCGGTTCTTCGCCTCGTTGATCCTGATCTTGACCAGCGACCGGAGCTCCTTGGTCGGGATGCCGCGTGCCTTCGCTTCCTTGAAGCAGGCGTTGATGCTCTCGCGGATATTCCGGCACCGGGCCATCGATGACCCGCGCTCGGACGCCAGATCGGCATGATAGCCGTCGATCTTGCCGAGAATTTCCTGCACGATCTCGGGCTCGAAATCGTTCGTCTGCGTTGCTGCTGCCTTCGCCATATGAAAGGTCCCTTTGCGTTAGTGGGGCCTCGGCGAATTGGGATCATCGCCGGGCCGCGCGTGGTCGCATTGGGGCCTCAGGCATCAGGCTCTCCCGTAGGCGACGAACAGGCGGTGGTGCTTCGGGCACCATGACGAACCGGAGCGCTTCTTGGCGCCGCAGAGCAAGGCGAGGCCGTCCTCGCCGCGCTCATCGAGCACGGCGCGGCAGTGGAAGCTTTTGGCTTGCAGGAACGGCACCGGCTCGGCGCTCGCGGCCTCGACGGGCGCGAGCTTGCGCTCGGGCTTCGGCGCCACCGGCGGCTGCTTGGTGGTGGCTTTCGTCATCGGCGACAGGCCCTCGGGACGTTTAAGCTTGAGGCGCGCGATTTTCCCGGAGACCGCACTGCGCGTGCGGTGCATCGCATCGGCAATCACTGACGAAGACGCGCCCTCGGCGACCCAGCGCCGCAGAGTTTCTTCAGCCGCATCATCCCATGTCGATTGAAAGACCATCGGGCCGCCCCCGTTTGTCGCGAAGCACGACGGTCGTTTTAATAGTCACCGGTTCGCGTCATCGTCATCTGTTTTCTGCGTCCCGTACCCACGAATTGCGTAATGACCGCGCGCGGACAAAACCGAACGCGCGCTGATGGGCCTGCGAGCTTCCAACGGACACTGTCACAAGTGACAGGGGAGGAATCCAACCTATCAGAGGTGATATGACGTGAGAGTTGGTGTCGATTTTTGCAGCACGCACCAGTTGTTCCGTACCCGCTTTTTTTGATCGCAGTTGTTGACAGCTTGATCGAACCGGGCGGAAACTCGCGATGACAGGCAGACGAAAACAAATAACAACGCACTGATCTGATCACCACGGCGCACCGCCTGCGGACTACAAGCGGGTGGCCCTCACACCAGACAAAGCATCCAAACAGCCGCGCACCTACGGTGCCGGTGACGGCAGTCTTTGGCGTGGCGTAACTGGAGGAATGTAAGAATGCAGTCGATACGGTGGGATGGGAGGACGATCACCGTGCCCGGGATTTATCGGGATATCCCGCTGCACGACTACCATCGCGCCGACCTCTGCGATGCGGTCAGCGTCTCGTCGTCGATGTTTCGCAACATCATTAACAAATCACCAAAGCACGCCTTCGATCGGTCGTCGCTGAACCCGGATCGCGAGGACACCGAGACCGAGACCGAGGCGATGGTCCTCGGCCGCTTCGTGCACAAGGCGGTCGCGGGCGAGCCGTTCGATGACGACACGGTCATGCGCCCGGCCACCGTCGGCGGGTTCGCGTACAACGCGAACCGGAAGGAATGGCGGGATTGGCTCAAGGAGCAGCGTGGCGCCGGAAAGTATGTGATCTCGCCCTCCCTGGCGGAGCGCGCCAAGGGCATGATCATCGCGCTCGGTCAGTTTCCGCTCGTGCAGCACGGCATGCTGGGCGGATCGCCGGAGCGCTCGCTGATCTGGAAGGACCCGCGCGGGTTCTGGAAGAAAGCGCGGCCCGATGAGATACCGAATGACAGCGGCGATTTCGTCGATCTGAAATCCACTCACTCGGTCCTCTATCGGGACACGCAGCGCTCCATCATCGACTACGGCTACCACCAGCAGGGCGCGATGGTGATGGAAGGCGCGCGGGCGCTCGGCATCCCGGCGTCCTCGTTCACGCTGCTGTGGGTCGAGAGCAAGCGTCCGCATTGCGTCCGCGCGCAGACGCTCAAGGACGAGGACTTGGAGCGCGGCAACGCCCTGAATGAACTCGCCGCCAAGACGTTCTGGCAGTGCTTCCAGAGCGGCGTCTGGCCCGGCCCGGGCGATGATCGCGCCGACGCCGAGTATGTCGATTTGCCCGACTGGTATCGCCAGTCGGTTGATGACCGGATCAAGTTCGAATTGCGGGAGGCTGCGTGATGACCGATCAAACCGTCACGACCGAGGCTCAGCAGGCGCCGCCGCCCTCGCAACAGCAGGCGCAGCCCGATCGTGTGACCCGCCGCGACCTTGTGGAGGGGAACGCGGAGAAGGTGGTCAGCGAGCGTACCGAGGCCGTGACGCTGTTCAAGGGCGGCGGCGTCGATTACCTGAATTTGCGCGATCTGGTCGATGCCGCGAAGCTTCTGGCGGCGTCCGGGCCTTACCTGCCGCCATTCATGCAGGGCAACGTCGGCGCATGTTTCGCCAATTGCATGCGGGCGCAGGAGCTTGGCGTCTCTCCGCTCGCCCTGGCGAAGTGGACCTATGTCGTCGAGCAGTTCGTCGGCGGCCAGAAGGTCGAGCAGATCGCCTACGAGAGCCAGATGTTTCATGCCGTGATCGAAGCGCGCGCGCCGATCACCACGCGCCTGCAAGTTGCCTATGAGGGTGAAGGCGATATGCGGCGGTGCCGGGTGTGGGCGACCTTCAAGGGCGAGAAGGAGCCTCGCTATTTCCCGCCGCTCGATGCCGCGCCGGATCAGTTCACACTCGGCAAACTGCGCCCGAAGCGGAATGACAGCGGCCGGATCAAGGGCTCGCCGCTTTGGGACATCAAGCCCGACCTTCAACTGTTCTACAACATGAGCCGCGATTGGGCGCGCATGTATGCGCCCGATGTCATCTCCGGCATGTACGGCCGCGACGAGATGGAGGACGCGGGCTTCACCGTCGCGTCTGAGGCCGCGCGCGATGTCTCGCCGCGCCTCGCCGAGCGTCTGCGCGGCACGGCGCCCTCGATCGGTCAGGCGGCAATCGCCGCGATCGATGCGCAAGCCGCCGAACACGCCCCGAAATCAAAAGCGAAGGCGCCTGCCGAGGGGCCCTCGGACGACGCGTAAAGACTGGAAGGAGTGGGAAATGCCTGACTGCTGCGACCCCGACGGCTCGTCCTGTGCTGCGTCCATCATCGCGACCCGGATCGGCGACGTTCTCCGCATCGAGGCGGCCCCGCGCCGCGGTGGCGCGTCCCGCCCGTTGCTCTCGCCGCAGGACATCCGCGTCATGATGCTCGCCGAGCAGGAGTTTCGGCGCCAGCGAGCCGCGCGCGGTTACATGAAACAGTGCGATCAGGCGTTCGCCTGCATCGTCAAGGGTTATGGCGCCCAGCCCAGCGTCGTCACTCGGCCCGATCGCGATCCCGAGCTGATCGAGATGCGCCAGAAGATGATGGCGTTTGTCGCGGTCACGACCGGGGCCACTCACCGTCAGGTCGGGCTGGTCTTCAAGCGCGATCACTCCTCGGTCGGATCGGCCTGCGCCCGGTTCGCCGCCGCTGTTCGCGCCACCATCTCGTCGGTCCAACCAACGAGCAAGCCCGATGCGGAAACTGATGCGTGAGATTGTCACCTTGGTGCGCGAGGCCGGTGGCTCGGACGTGTGGGTCTCCGAGGGCGGCAAGCACACGCGCGTCCACTTCACCGGCCCGAACGGCCGGAAATCCCATCTCCTGATCCATCGCGGCGAGACGGTCACCACCCGCTACGCCGCGATGATCCGCTCCCAACTCCGCCGAAAGATCGCGCCATGAGCGTGCAACCGGAGCGTCGCCGATGATGAGCGCAGCATTCACGGTCGGTCTGATAGCTGGCCTCGTCTGCGGCGGCAGTCTCGGCGCGATCATCATGGCGATTTTCGTCATGGGCAGGGACAGCGATTTTCAACCCCCGAAAGGAGAGCACTATGACCCTCGCGAGCGAAATCACGAAGTTGGAGACCGAGTTGCAAAGCAGCCGCGTTGAGGCCGAAGCGCTCGGCAAGAGGAACGCCATCCTTGAATTCGAGAATGACAGCTTGAAGCAGCAACTTGCCAAGGCGAACGCCGATCGCGACGCGCTGTTCCGGCGCTCGGAGGCGATCAAAAGTCTGCTCGATCAATGCGGCGCCACCTTGGTGCACGGCTTGAAGCAATACGCCGCCGCCGAGCGCGAGATCGAG